AAAAAAGAAAAATCATTTGTGAAATAAAAGGAGCTAAAAAATGAACAACAAAATAGTAATTGTAATTTTATTATTAATGGTATTATTCGAAGGTTTATGTATAAGCATGTCAATAGACATCATAAACGATAAAACAGCTTATATAAATGGTTTATTAAGTGACAGGGCAATATGTAATGGCAAATTAGACAGTATTATACAAGATTATGAAAAGTTAAGTGGTGAGATAGATGGATAAAGAAATAAATGAAGTACCAATAGAATTATATGCAACTAGAAATGGTGAATTTATAAAATATGTGAAATATGAAGACTATATTGATTTACAACAAAGAATATACAAAGCAGTTGAATATATAGAAATGGTACAAAAAACAGAAAATGATATTAATCCTTATGTTTTACACGCACCCACATTATTAAAAATTTTAAAAGGTGATGATACAAAAGGCGGTGAATAGTGAAAATGAATGAAGAAATAAAAGAAATATTAGAAGAATTGGAAGATTGCAAAATAACAAAACATCTAAATTATAACTTAGACAATAAAGATGCAAGAGTTATATTAAATTACATAACTAACCTACAAGAAGAAAATCAAAAATTAGTTAAGGTTATCGAAGAATTTGAAGAGTGGTTAGGAAGTGCAGATTGTATAGATTGGAAAATGGCTTTAAATAAACTAACCGAATTAAAAGGTGGTAGTGATGACTAAACTAAAAGTTCTTGAATTGTTCGGTGGTATTGGTGCTTGTAGTAAAGCGTTAGAGCGTTTAGGAATTGATTACGAAATAGCCGACTATGTAGAAATAGATAAATATGCAGTGAAAAGTTTTAATGCAATGCATAACACTAATTTTGAACCACAAGATATTTGTACATGGGATAAGGATATTGAAGTTGATTTAATTATGCATGGATCACCTTGCCAAGATTTTTCTGTTGCTGGCAAAGGTGCTGGAGGCGACAAAGATAGTGGTACTCGCTCAAGTTTAATGTATGAAACAATTAGAATCGTAGAAAAGTTAAAACCAAAATATGTCATATGGGAAAACGTTAAAAATCTATTAAGTAAGAAACATAGACATAATTTTGACGCTTATTTAGAAACAATGGAACAATTAGGATATAAAAATTATTATCAAGTTTTAAATGCAAAAGATTATGGAATACCACAAAATAGGGAAAGAGTGTTTACTATTAGTATTTTAGGGAATGATATCTATGAATTTCCAAAAGGAAATAAATGTAATAATTTTATTAAAGTAATAGGTAATTATATGCCAAGTAAACATGACGCTTCAAGAATAGTTGATGAAAGTGGTTTGGCACCAACTGTTAAAGAAAATCATGGGACAGTAACAGCAGTTTTACAAAGATTTGAATTCCCACCAAAACAAGAGCTTAAATTAAAACTTAAAGATATGTTAGAAGATGAAGTCGATGAAAAATATTATTTAACAGAAAGCAATATTAAAACAATTAATAGAAATTTTGGGAGCAAAGGCAAAATTTTAAATTTAGATGAATTTAGTTTAATAGAAAAAATGACTTATCCTAGTAGAATAAATCAAAAAATAAATGAAACAATATGTCCGACATTAGTGTCCGCAATGGGAACTGGTGGTGGTAATGTACCTGTTATAAATAAAAAAAACTATAGATTAAGAAAACTCACGCCGAAAGAATGTTGGAGACTTATGGGGTTTGATGATGAAGATTTTGAAAAAGCTGAGCAAGTAAACAGTAATACACAATTATACAAACAAGCAGGAAATAGTATAGTTGTTAATGTATTAGAAGTAATTTTCAAAGAATTGTTAAAGTAGAAAGTGAGGAATAAATATGAGTAAAAAATACGAAATAATTAAAAATGGAACAGATGATTACACATTAAAATACAAAGATAAAGAATTTAATTTTAAAACAGAACTTAAAATAATGGCTAAAATGCAAAACGCTAATAAAAAAGCCCGTACTAAAATGGTAATGGACTTAACTAAACAAGGTATATCAATGAAAGATTTAACTATTGAAAAAAAAGAAAATGGAAAAACATATTTAGACAACTCAAATAAAGTAGAAATTGAAAAAGCATATATTGACGATGAAACAACAAATGTTTTTAGTGAAATATGCGAAGAAAAATTTGGTATGGACTTAACTACATTAGTTTTAGACATAGATTTAAAAGAAGACGAAATGGAACAATTTGCAACAGAACTTATACAAGCGTTAACTGGTAAAACACCCAGTTAATGAGTACGAAAGCAAAGGTACTTACAAAAGCCAGCAGACGCTAATTAGCTTTGCTTATCCGGAAGATTTAAAGCAAATGTATGCCTTTTATTGTGCTAGATATGAAAATATAGATTTTGAAAGTTTTATGGATCTAGGCTACGAACAGTTTTCAATGAAATTAGCAAGCATACCAGAAAGCGAGCCTTTACATACAATTATAAAATCAAGAACAATAAATTTAGGCAAAATAAAAGATAAAGAAGAAAGAAAATATTGGCGTGAACTCAAACGAATAAACGCTATACCAGATATATATAAGTCTAATGAAGAATTAGACGAACAGTTAAAACAAAACTTAAAAAATAATAATTTTGGAGGAATAGAATGAAAATAGAAAACATTGAAGAATATATGGAAAATGTAACTGTATTTGATAAAAATTTAGCAGAATACTTTGATAAAGAAAAAGGTGTTAAATATGTTATACCTACACCACATTTAATTACTAGAGTTGATTATTTAGAACTAACTGATAGCGAATATACAAAAGCTAAATTTGAACAAAAAGTAGATAATTTAGAATATAAAACAAAAATGGTAGATAGGCCTAAACCAAAATATGAAGTAACAAAAAAAGAAGAAGATAGATATACAATTATTAATAGCAAAGTTAAAGTGCATGAAATATGGAACGTATCAAACGGACTAGGCATTAAACAGTCTTTTGATAATAAAGAAGACGCACTAAAACTAAATGAAAAAATTAACGAGCCAATAATAAAATTGTTTAAATAGTATGACCTTTTACAAAAAGCAGTTATATAATGACCGTGGGAGAACATGGGAACAGGGAGTACTATTAAGCTGTTTGGTGGGTTGGCAAGGTACTCAAAATGATTGGTTTTTTCCAATCTTCACCCCTTTTTTACTCTTTTTTGTAGCTACCTTAACGGTAGCTAGCTGATAGTAAATGACGTTGGAAGCGTTGTTTAACACGTTTACTATTGGCTAGGTGTTGTTAAAGTACCGTTCAATAATCTTTTCATAGTATATGCCACCTTTATAGGTGGTGTAATGATAATAAAACTTGTTATCGTTACAATGCTTATGATGGAGGTGTATATTATGAATGATACAGCAATTATTATAACTTGTATTATATGCGTTACTTTAATCATGTTATCGTGGATAGGACAACGCAAATGAGAAACGTTTTCTATTTTAAAGATATAAACGCTATTGGCGGTTGTGAAAGCTTTTTTTATTATTTATCATGTTTATACAAAAACATGGTAGTTTATTATAAAACTGCTAACATACAGCAAATAGAAAGACTTTCAAAAAATATAGAATGTCATAAATATAAAGGCGAGAAAATCAAATGTGATAGATTTTTTTGTTGTTATAGTCCCGATATTATAGACAATGTGGAAGCTAAAGAGTATATACATCTTATACATTGCGATTATAAAAATGTATGGTTTTCGCCAATAATAAATCCTAAATTTACGAAATATATAGGCGTTAGTAAACTTGTATGCGACAGCTTTAAAGAACTAACAGGAATAAAAGCAGAGTGTATATACAATCCTATATCTTTTGAAATACCGAACGTAGAGAAATACAACGATAATAAATTACATCTTATAAGCACGACACGTCTTACAAGAGAAAAAGGGCTTGAAAAAATGAAACGTCTATGTGATTTACTAGAAAGAGATAATATAGATTATGAGTGGATAGTATATAGCAACAAAAGACGTGAATATATAGGCAAAAACGTTATATATAAAGAGCCACGCTTTGATATATACGAGGATATGGCAAAAGCCGACTATTTAGTACAACTTAGTGATTGCGAGGCTTATTGTTACGCCGTGGCAGAAGCCCTCATGTGTAAAACAAAAGTATTAATAACAGATTTACCAGTATTTAGAGAAATAGGCATTGATAAAAGAAATGCCATTTATTATGACCATAACATGAACGTAATGGAATTATTAAATAAATCAAAAGCAGAATGGACACCTCCTAAAAGTAATTGGGGTAAATATTTAGACAATAATAGCAATTATGACCCAAATGAATTAATAAAAGTGAAAACAAATATAAAGTATTATGATGTTTATTTAGACAAACATATAGGTTTACATGAAGTAGTAGAAATGCCACGATGGAGAGCTTCTGTTTTAGAAATAACACCGGTAAGAAGCGGTTTAATAGGCTTAATAGATATAATAAGGAGATAATATGAAAGTATATATATTAGCAGATGGAGAAGGCACACGTTGGAATAACTGGGGTGGCGTGCCAAAACAATTAATAAAAATAAATGATGAGACATTATTAGATAGAATGATAAGATTATGCAAAGAAAATGGACTTAATGATATTACAATAGTAGGCATATTTAAAAACAACGATGCAAAAAATATAAGATTTTCAAATTGTAATGATAAAATAGATTTGTTTATAAGAATAGCCAAACATAGCAAAGAGCCGTTCATAATGTTAAATGGAGACTGCTACTATACAGATGCAATAATTAAAGACGCAGCAGAAAGAAAAACGTTTAGCGGGTGGAGTCATTGGATGTGTCCCCACTTAAATAAATATACGGGTAAGCCATGGGAAGAAGGCTATATACACAAAGTCGAGAATGTTGAATGGTGGATTAACAAACTAAATGAATTAAAAGAAAAAGTTGATAATGGGGAAATAATTTTAAAGAATGGATGGGTAATAAATAACTATTTGAACAACAGAGATGATATATACAAGTTTTACAAGAGTAGTAACAACGACATATATTGGCACGATGAAACAGATGACTTTGATTTTTCGGACGGTCCTGAATGTTATAGTGGATTTACTAACGACTATTTAAGATTTATACACCATACAGGATATAAGGGCGGTCTATGAAATTAAGTATAATAATACCAACATATAACAGCAATGAAAATTTGATTAGATTATTACAAATACTACAACAACAAATAATTGATGATGTAGAAGTCATAGTAATAGACGACCATAGTGACAGACCATTAAAACTAGATTTCCCAAATTGGTTAAAATTTATTGAATTAGACAAAAATAGTGGTGGTGCTAGCGTTCCTCGAAATATAGGATTAGATACTGCTAGAGGTGAATATATAGCATTTATAGATGCCGATGATTTAATAAGTAATGATTACATAGAAACAATACTAAATAAAACAAAAGAAGAATGGGACTATTGTTATATAAGTTGGAAAGGTCAAAGTAATACTGTAACAATAGAAGATAAACCACCAAATTGGAATTGTTGTGTGTGGAATTGTGTATATAAAAAAGAATTAATAGGCGATGAAAAATTTAAACCAGAATTAAAAATGGCTGAAGATTATGACTTTAACAAAAGAGTTAGAAAAGGCAAAAAAGCCAATATAACAAAGATATTATATTATTATAATGAAACAACGCCTAACAGTTTAACAAAACAAGGTGTAATGTATAACGATAAATACAAAAGGAGTGATATAAATGCCATTTAAAAGTCAAGCACAAAGAAAATGGGCATATACCAAAGAAGGAACAAAAGCATTAGGTGGTAAAAAAGCAGTTAAAGAATGGGAAAAAGCAACCATTAACAAACAGTTACCTAAAGTAGTGCCTAAAAAGAAAAACAAATAAAGAGGTGGTAACGTGGCTAATACAGATAATTTGTTAAGAGGTCACCCACCAACTCAGTTTAAAAGCGGACGAAATGCGGTCGAAAATGGACGAAAGGGTGGAATAAAGTCGGGCGAGGTGAAACGTAAAATGGCAATGATGAGAAAAGAACTTGAAATGTTACTTAATAGCACTCCAAAAGATGAGGAAAGCACATATAAAACACAAGTCACAGTCGGCTTGCTGGCTAACGCAATAGACAAAACAAAAGGTGGAAACCCAGAAGCGTATAAAACCATAGCCAAATTATTGGGGGAATTAGAAAATACAAACCTAGAAACAGCGGGAACACCAGATATAACAATTAACATAGTAGATAACAGCAACCTAGAAAAAGCATTATATGAGGAAGACAATGAAGAAGATTAACTTTGAAAATTTACGAGAACGTAATGATTATCAAATAGACGAATTTATAGGAGGTTTACAAATGGAATTTATTAAATTGGGAAAGAATTATTTAATCAAAGACAGTGGGGGAAGAATAGTAAGCGAAAAAGAAAAACTACAACTAGAAAATAATGAACTTATTATTAAAGATATTAAAAGCAACCATTGTCAAGGAGAAACAACAAAAAAAATAGCAAAGAATAAAAAAAGAGTTAAGGAGATAGAAAAAGAGGAAACTGTTGATGAATCTATCGAAGAAACAGATACAACTTTATAACGATATAATAAGCCCAGATATACCAGAAATAAGTGTATTAGGCTCAACTCAAAGTGGCAAGACTTACGATATATGTCTTGCTCTTTTAGAATATGCAAGTAGACTACGACAATATGAAAACAAGCAAAGACAAAAAGAAGGCTATATACCGAGGGAATACTACGGAGCTATTATAGGGTGGACTACCGATACAGTTAAATCAAACATAGTAGAAAATATTGAAAGCATATTAAAAAACATATACAAGTTCACTAATGGCAAGGAATATGTTTTAAAATTCGGGCAACAAGATAAATATTTAGAAATATACGGTATGAGATTTTACTTCTTTGGGTTTAATAATAAACTATCGTTTAATAGAATATTAGGTAAGCCATTGATATTCGTATGGGTAGATGAAGCAGCGAGAATATATGAAGGACAGCTCATGAGTAGCTTTGATGAACTACCCGGAAGAATGATGTCGTTTGCAGGACACCCATACTATAAACGTATTGATAGCTTTAACGTAGAGGGAAATGAAAATCACCCATATAAAGTTAAATACATAGATGGGACTAACTGGAAAAAGTATACGTTCTTTCCTAATGATAACCCAGTATTAGATACAGTCGAAAAGATAAAAGCAGCTAAAAACAGTTTTCCAAAAGGCTCATTAAGAGAACAAAAGGTATTTAATAGGTGGGTAATAGCAGAGGGTAAAGTATTTGAAAATATAAATAAGCTAAAAGACCTAGAAGGCTATACAATAAGAGAAATAGGAATTGGCATTGACTACGGAAGCGTAAACCCGACAACATTTGTCCCAATCGCTTTATGTTTTCATATAGCTACTAGACAATGGAAAGTAGTAAGACTAGAAATATATTATCATGATCCAAAAGTAGAAGACGACACGCCAACCACTGAATATTATAGTTGGCAATTAAGACTGTTCTTGGCTTACTTAAAAGACAAATATCCAACTGTCCCAATAACAGAACTTGTTATAGACAGTGAAGCATCGCATTTTGATAATAGACTAACAACTGACGGAATAAGACACAGTATATCTAAAAAAGGAGCCGGTAGCGTTGATAGAGGCGTCCAATATATGCAGTCATTATTCTATAAAGATTACTTGTATGTTTTAGAAAGACCAAGCATACGTTATTTCACGGATGACGGACACTACCAAGAAAGCGTAAAAGACGAAGGTCTTATTGAATTGGAAAGTTATCAATACGATAAATTAAAAAGTGAACGTGAAGGGACTAACTGTTATAAGAAGGAATTAGACCATAGTATAGATGCTACTAGGTACATATTAGAGGTATTTAAAGAAAGTAATAGGTCGCCAGTCGTATGATTATACGTTGCAAAAAAACTAAACGATTTCTATGCGATGTAAACATAGAAGAATACCTAGAAAATCTTAAACGATTAGGAATAAGTCAAGAAATACCTTTAAAGATAACAGTACCATGTAAAGCGTGTAAAGAGATAGAAGTATATCACGTTTACGAAAAACATTATATATTTAAAGAAAATAAAGAAAAAAACACAAAATAGTGTGACACTTAATTAAATCGTATGTTATATATAGATATAGAATTGAAGTGCAATGTATTAGGGCTTAAATAGTCGCTAAATTGAAGCACATGTCTTGGGGAAGGACGTGTGTTTTTTATGTTTAAAAAAAACTGGAAACTTTATTTATATTTTAACGGTATATTAGTTAAAAAAATAAGAATATATGAAAACGAAGCCCCACTCAATAACAGCTACGTTGTTACAGTATGGGGTAAAAAGAATTTGTTTGGTAGCCACGTTGCCACAGTCATATTGCGTCCAGTTGAACTATTAAAAAATGATGAAAACAACAAAAAGACACATTGGGGGGCAATACACGAAAGAGGAGTTGAAATGTAATGAATGGAACAATACGAGATAGTGGCATATTGCAAGCTCCATATATACAAGTAAAAGCCAAAGTAACAATGCCGGGAACTACTAACGGAAAACCAAACATCAAAGAAGAAACAAAATATGTAATAGCTCCGTCAGCAAAAAAGATTGCTACTTATATAAGAAACCAAATATTCGGTAGCGATCTAGTTACGCAAACTGAAGGCCTAGATATAAATTGGCTAATGCCAACATTAGGTAGAGCATTAGAAGAAGCAATATACGAAAAAGAAAGTTTTATATATATACATAAATTTGATAACAAGGTGTACCTTGAATGTTTAAATAAATGTCAAATACATAATCTAGTCCAAAAATATGACAAGATAATAAGTTGCGACATTATTCATGATTACGAACTAGCAGATAGTGATTTATGTTTGCAAAGGCATATAGACATCAAAGGTGACGGCAATTCTGTAATTACGTTTAAAGCGTTTGAAAAAACTAAAAAAGATACAGAATGGCTACCAATACCGCTTGCTAGATTTAACAGGCTAACAGGCAGTGAATATAAAGACGTGTATAACTTACCGTATGAGCCAATTATTAATATTGATTGTGGCCAATATTTCTTTAAGGATAGTGAGAAGTTCTTACACGAAGAAATGCATATATTTAATACACTAGCCGATGAAATAGAAAAAACAAGAACAAGAATAGTAACTACCCAACATTATCAAAGTGGAGATATTGCGACAGCATGGAAACCAGCATCTAATATGTATGAAATTAGAAATATCAAAGTTGGTAGCATGCAAGATTACTTTACTTTGCTTCCGGGTGATAGAGAACATCAAATGTTTGAGTTCTTACAAGGTGACATTAGATTTCAAGAATATATAGATAGCTTTAAATTTTGTGATTACCAAGTCATCCAAATGGCTAATTTAAGTCCTGCTACGTTTGGATATGAAAAAGACAACTACCAAAATGTGGCTAGTGTTGATTTAAGTATCAATATAACAGAAATGACTATTGAAGCTATTAAAAAGCAAATAGAACCACAAATAAATAAACTAATTGAAAATATTGTTAAATTACAACAAAGTCAAAACATGGAAGAAAACCTAATACCAGCCGAGCTTGTTTGGGACTATGGAGATAATGAAAGATTTGACGATATGAAAAAATTACAAGTGCTTGGTGCTATTCAAAGAACAGCAAGTGTTCCATATAGCATAAGAGCCAAAATCATAACACCAATTTTAAACAAATTGATAGACCAGCCGACAAATGATGAAGCGTTAGTGACGGCATATAAAGAAGAAACAAAGGACATAACACTAAACTATGAAGAACTCTAGTGAGTTTATAAATGCCAGTGTATTTAAAGTCAATCAAAAATATACTGACATGCAAAATAAAACAAAAGAACTATTCTTTAAATGCCTAGATGAAGGACGCGATTTAGAATACTTCGAGGCTATGTTAGACAAGCTATGGGGTAATTTAGACCGGTCTTTTATGGAAAAAGAACTAGCCGAATATGAAAGCATAATACATGAAAACAATATGGCGATGTTACAGATAAAAGAAGAAACACCAAAGGAAACAAAAAAGACAAATATATTTTTTGATTTGGTAGCTGCTTCTGTAATACTAGCCACAGAAAAGAAATTTACTAATTATGTCAAACGTGATTATAAAAGGACTTTAAAATCGCCAGCATATCAAATGGATAAACAAAACTATTTAGATATGAAGGTCAACAGGTATAAAGACGAGAAAATAGTTCCTTATCACAATACTAAAACAGGTGATGTTAGGTATGTATCAATGGCAACATATAACGCCATGATACATAATACCAACATGACAAGGACAGCGTGGAATACAACTTTAAATGACGCAGATTACATGGACTATAACACATTTTATATACCGTATCACTCATTTAGTTGTCCGCATTGTGTAGCACATCAAGAAAAGAAATTAACACAAAAGGAAGTTATGAAGATAGTAGGTAAAGTTGAAGAACAACGAGGTGATATATTACATCCAAACTGTAAATGCACTTTGCTTATATATCCAATAGCCAAAAAGAAAAAATCAAAGTTAAGTAATGGCGAAAAAGAAGAAATATATCACACTAGACAAAAAGTAAACACATTAACATTAGAAAAGTCCAGAATAGCAACCGATATGAAGATACAAAAACGATTAGGCAACATGGACGAGGTTGATAAACTCAACCAAAAACGAAATAAGGTTAATTCTCAAATTAGAGAGTTAAGGAATAGCTTACCTACCGAAACCCTGCAGAAACAGGTAGTAGCTATTAATAGATAGACCAGACTTGCAAGTCTATAAACTGTAAGCATTTGCACTTCTCTTCTTAAATTCTAGATACAAGGAGGAGAAAAAATGGATATTACAAAATATCTAAACAAAAAGGATGTCGAGTTATCCAATGACGATTTTAATATCGAAAAACTCGAAAAAGACATTAGGAAGGGATATGTTTTAAGCGAAGAAGTCGAAAACGCTAGAAACGAGGCTTTAAAAGAAAGCACTTCAAAATATACTGAACTCGAAACAAAATATAATAGCTTAGACAAAAGCTATAACGACTTACAAGCGAAAAACGTAGAACAGACTAACACTATTGGTGGCTTGAAATTACAAGTTGAAATGATGAATCAAGGTTTTACAAAAGACAAATTTGAGGAAGTGTCAAAGTTAAGAAGCAGTTTATATGCAGAAGAACAAGATGACGCAAAAGCAATTTCAATGATTAAAGAAAACTTTGCAGGTACTTATTTCCCCAAGGCAGAAGAAAAGCCAAGCGTACCAAACGAGACACCATTTACAACTGAAAAGAAACAAGCAGAGCCAATAAAAATAACTCGTAAAACGAGTATAAAAGATTTATTACAAAAATAAGGAGATGAAATTACATGTACGAAGAAATTAACTTGGACTTACAGTCTTTTGCTAAAAGAGTGTACGACAGCATTTTGTATCAAAGTACATTCTATAACTTTTTAAACCCTAATTATATAGGAACACTAAGACAAACAGGAGCGCCAGTTATTGAAGTAGCTAAAACTAACGCTTTAGCAGTAAACAAAAGACAAACAGTTGAAATTCAAAGCGATTTGACACTTGCTTTAACTACTTATGGACGTTCTCTAGTTGATTTAACTGAACTTAAATTAGACTATGCTATCAGAGTACCAGTTGCAGTAACAGGAAGCGACATTACTAACGCTATTCAAGACGCTGCCGATTTAGAAGACAGCGCTATTGCAGAAGCTATTGATGAATATGGATATGCAAAATTAGCTGCTACTACTGGTATTGAAGAGGTACTTTGGTCACCATCTACTAAAGATGAATATATCGCAGCACTTAACCAATTAAGAGCTAAATTATTCAACAAAAAAATTACGGGAGACTACAGAATGGGCTTAGGAGCAACTGAATATGCTAACCTAATTGCTGCTTTAACTTCAGTACTTAAATTTGAAACACCAGAAGGTATTGAAGGTGTAACAATGGGAGAAATCGCAAGAGTATATGGAATTGACATTTTTGAAATCAATGACAACGTATTAAACGGTGAAGCAGGATACTTCTTCAACCCAATTGCAGTTGTTGGTGATACTTTCTTCAGCGCTTTTGTACAAACTTCAACTGATGTAAGATTACCGGGTTACTTCTGCCTATCTGGAAACCAATTATTTGGTGCTGAAGTAGTACGTCCAGAAGCAATCATTAAATTGGTAAGCGAAATTTCAGCATAGTAGAAGGGAGGTTAAATTATGACCTTCTTTACGAAAGAAGAATTTGAAACAAAATATAATATAACATTGCCAGAAAACGATACATGGAAAATAGAAGCCGTTAGCCACATGATATATAGTCAAATTGGTTTAAGGTATAGAGATATTAGCTGGACACCAGAAAACGTCCCTACGCCTATTAAAAACGCTTCTATGGAACAATTAAGGTTTATGTATGAGTACGATATTCCATTAATTGATTATAAAGGCGTAGTAGAAGCAGGGGCTATGAAAAGTGAGTTAAAAACTGATTATAGCACCCTTGCTTTACGCATGTTAGCCAATGCAGGTTTACTATACCGTGGCAACCCAATAAATCAAAATATGAGTTTAGATTTACCATTTGGAGCTTAAATGTTTAATGTAAATGGTATGAGTGCTATTTTAGTACAAAATAATAGGAACGAAAGCTCTTATTATGATGACCAAGACAAACAAGAAGTAAATGTTGTGGTATGCCCTTATAATGTAGATCAAGAAGTACGCTTTGGGATGTATACCGTTCCAGAAGCGAAAGGATATTTCATCTTAAAAAATACAGCCGATGTTAAAGAGGGCGACCAACTAATAATAGGTGGTAAAACTTACTCAATATTAGATGTCCAAGATAATTGGATATGGAATAAAATTGCCAATTTCACGGTGGCAGTAAAATGATTAATGCCGAGACTACTATTATCAAAAAATTACCAATAGATAAACTAAATGAATTTACTGACCGAGTTGTCTATAACACTGCCGATATAACACTACAAAGAACAGAGCCTCATATACCAGTACGCTCGAAGCACATGTATGACGACATATTTGCAAGAGGTGTCCAAGGACATAATAAAGTTTATACTTTAGGAGTTAATGAAACGCCTTATGCTAAATACGTCTGGAAAATGCCTCAAAGCACGGACTGGACAAATAAAAGGTCTTATGCAAAGTGGTTTATAACAGAATTTAGAAACGAGCAGGAAAAAATAATGAATATGGCAGTAAATAGAGCTATGAAGGTGATTAAATGACAGAACAAGATGTAAAAAATAAAAATCTAGTACTTATTACTTATTTAGATAGCATTATAGATAATTTCAAAATTAAGGCCGAATATTCAACCAATGATAATGATGAGAAAGTAATCGTCGTGCAAGAGGACAGCGGTGATAAAGTCGTGTTTTTTGATACTGACAACCCCTTATTTAACTATTATACAATTAATATTTATGGCGATAATATCCAAGAAGAAAAAGAAACAAGTGTTATTATCGGCCAATTAATAGGTGATAGCGTACTTTTAGATTTTGAGACTACTGTTAATAAGCAGAAGGTAACTCAAAAATGGCAGATAATATTCATGCAAATGGCTAACCCTAGAACTATCGAATATATGGATATAAGGAGAGTAGCTTATACAACCACTTTAAAATGTATCGTCAATAAAGTGGCATAGAAAGGAAATAATTATGGATTTTCATTTTATTAATACTAGACAATTCATTAAGAATTTAGCAATAAACACAGGAACGTCAGCAAACCCAGTATTCACTCCAATGTGTACAATGAGCGAAATGTCTTTGAATACAGAATTTGAAGAAAAAACTTGGTATACGTTCTGCTCTGCAATTCAACAGTCATTAAAGACTGGTGTTGCTATGTCTATTGAAGGTTCAATTAAAATCGATATGAATAATGAAGCTATCGTTACTTTGCTAGGTGATGTTCATACATTATTAGCAAGTGGCGAAATTGCACACTTTAACAATCAATTAATTCAATTTGATTTATTAACAGATGTAAACAACAGTATTTTAGAATATACAACTTATCAAGTACCATGCACTATTTCATTAAGTGATTTAGGTGGTGCTGCTGAAGATGAGGGAGCATTTAGTATAACAATTAACTTTATTGGAAAAGGAACAGTTGTTACTTCTGCATAAAAACCTTTCAGGTGGGGTGGTAAACCTCACCTTTTTATTAGAAAGGAAGTGAGAAAATGAATAATGGTGCAACAGTATTAACAAGATTTACGGCAGACACCAAAGATTTTGACAATAAAACAAAAAACGTAGATAAAAGTATGAAAAATCTTGCTTCTGGCGTGGGTAAAGCCTTTGCTGTTACAGCCGCAGCCGTTGGAGCTGTTACAACAGCCATTGGGGCAGTAGTTAAAAAGAGTGTTGAAGCGTATGCCGAGTTCGAACAACTAGAAGGCGGGCTTATTTCTCTTTTTGGTGATGGCTCGGCAGAAATGCAAAGAATAATAAAGCAAAGTGAAGAAGCTTATAAAAATCTAACTATGAGTCAAAATGATTATTTAAACGCTTTTCAAAGTGCTTATCCATTAGTTAATGCAGGTATAAGCGAAAATGCCGACGCGATAGAATATTCAAATAAAATGCTACAATTATCAGCAGACTTGTTTAATACTTATGGCGGTAGCATGGAACAATACCAAAACGCTATTAACTGGGCGTTAAAAGGCTCATTTGTTTATTTGGACAACTTAAATTTAGGTATCAAAGGAACGCAAGAAGGCTTTATTGAAGCTGCTAATGCTTCGGGGGTTTTAGGCCGTACTATTCAAGATGTAAGCGAAGTTACCAGCGATGAAATTATAGACGTCATCGAACACTACGCGGACGCTTACGGTGTCTTAGAAAAAACCGCTAACGAAGCTAGCGATACTATTTTAGGTTCAATTAACATGATGAAAGCCAGTTGGACTAACTTTATATCGGGTTTATCTAAAAAAAATGCAGACTTAAATAAATTAATAGATCAATTAGTTACTTCTGTTCAAACAGTTGCTCAAAACGTGATACCTGTAGTTATGAGGGCTTTGGAAGGTTTGGCACAGGCTTTGCCTTCATTAATTCAAACTATAAGCGAGCAGCTTCCAGACTTACTCAATTCTATATTGCCGCCTTTGGTTGAAAGTATAACTATATTACTCACTGCTTTGGTTAATGCTTTGCCGGGTATTTTTGAAACATTATTGCCTATACTAATTAATTCACTTATTACAATAACACAAGCTATTCTTCAAGTGTTACCAACATTATTGCCTGTGATTGTAAATGGTATTTTAGATGGTTTATTGACACTTTTAGATAACATTGACTTGTTAATAGATGCGGGCATCAATTTAATTATTGGTTTGGCTATGGGCTTGGTTGAAGCTATCCCTATCATTATAGAGAAAATGCCTTTAATAATAAGTAAAATAATTACAGCTTTAAATGAAAACGCTCCTAAACTAATACAAGCAGCTATTACATTAATAAGAGTTTTAGCAAACGGTCTAGTAAGTTCTATACCTAGCTTGTTAAAATCAATTCCAAAAATTATGGCAGCCATAGTAAACGGCTTTATTGGTTCTTTGGGTGCAATAGTAAATGTTGGTAAACAATTAATACAAGGCGTTTGGGAAGGCATAAAAAACATGAAAAATTGGATATTGCAAAAAATAGCTGATTTTGCTTCAAGCATGTTAAAAGGCTTCCTTAAAGTATTTAAAATTGGCTCACCTTCAAAACTTATGGAAGATAAGGTCGGTCAATGGCTTCCAAAAGGTATTGCTGTTGGTATAACAGCCAATGCTGGCGCAGTTACAAAAGCTATGAATAGTGTAGAACGCGAAATGTTAGATACTTTCCAAGTGTCACCACAATTAGCAAATACAAGTGCCTTACATTATAGTCCAACAGTTGTAAACAATGTTCAAGTAAACATGCAACAAGATCCACTAGGTCAAATGGTAAGAGATATAAAAACATTTTCCGGTGGTTCTAAAAATGACTACAACTACGGAATGGGGGTATAACATTGATACAGATATTTATTAATGACGAGGAAGTGTTATGCGATAAAAACTTAACTATTGAAGAACAGATGCTATCTACTTCCTCAATTATCCTCAATAATGTTTATCCTAAATATTGGGAGAACGATAAAGACTATACATCAAGATTTTATTATCCGCAGGACTTTTCGTTATGTAAGATATTAAAAGATAACGATTTAATTTTTGCCGGTATAGTTAAAAATACAGGTGATATATCACTTAACCCAAGATACCCTCATTATTGCAGCGTGCAAGTGTTATCATTTAGCGACTTTTTAAGTACTGGTGACACATTAGATTTTGTAATAAGTAATAAAACAGTAACGGAAGCAATACAAATGGTCATTGATACTGTTAGCGAATATGGGTTTATATTAGGTAATGTTGATATTATTGGTGGCGATGATGTTATAGGTGCTTATAATACGCAAAATAAAACAGCTTACGATGTTTTTCAATATTTAGCCGATATAACGCAAAGTAGATGGAAAGCCCGCATGGTTGACGAAAGCACTATTGCTATTGACTTTTATGATCCGTCATTAATGCCAGAAGGCGTTGAAATAGATTATACTGATGAGTGGTTTAACGAGTATCAAATAAACGATATGTCGTTTAATTATGGGACTTATGATTATAGAAATAAGCAAGTTATGTTAAGTGATGAAGTATATGGCGATATTGATTATACAGAAACTATAATCACAGACGGATATAATAAAACATTTTTAACAAGTTCAAATATAGTCTCAATGACATCAATATTAGTAAATGGCGTTGCTGCTACCTTTGCAACTAAAGAAGAAGAAGAATATGGCGTTGACGCAGACTTTTATTATACAGTTGGAAAAAACGAAATAGAAAGTAGTGTTATCTATACTAGCGGAGTGACAATAACTGTAACATATACCCCATTAGTACAAGGAAGACAAGTTGTTTATAATACGGCCGAAGTATCAAGAATAACTAATCAATTAAATAGACGTGGAGTTATAGCACGTTATGAAAACAGAAACGATGTACTTTCAAGTGAAGAACTTACACAAATTGGACAGTCTTATATTAAATATAAAGGCTACCCAGAAATCAATTTAACAGTTCAAAGTCAAAACAATATATGGGAAGTTGGACAAACGGTTTTCTTTAATGCTCCTTTACAAGAACTTACTACAAGTTACATGGTCAAATCAAAGAAAACAGCTATTATCCCAACAGCTAACGAAGTATTTTATACGTTTACTTTAACAAGTTCATTTAATAGTGAAAAAGAAATAAACTACTTTGATAACCAACGTGCTAAGAATACCGGTAATATCGATAGTGATTCTTATATAATTCGTAATATAGATTTGGAAAACGTAGCAAATATCATATTTAGTGGTGTAACAGCAATAGAAATTGAAATAACTGGAGATAACGTGTTAGATAGTACGTTAGATAGTCCGTTTATACAGTAGGAGGTAATTTATGACAGAAGATTATAAATCAAAACTATTAAAATATTTAACTGGTAAATTATCTAATGAAACAGGAAGCAATACGCCACAATTTGGTGATTATTCAACCAATAACAATAATACAAGACAGCAAATAGCTGACGAATTAGAAACAAGCATTTCAAACATTATAATAAGAGGCTATGTAACATCAGAACAATATGAAGAATTTTTACTTTATGGAATAAACAATGATACATCTAAATCTTTTGTTGGTATATTTAGCAGTAAAATGGAACTTATCCAATTAATACAGACTTTTGATAGTGGAAGCGATTTATTTACTATAATATCACTCCAAATAGCAGAAGATGGTAAGTTTTATGGTTTATCACAAGACGTGGCTGATGGTGTTTATACAGTAAGAATATTGCTTTTAAATAACATCTTTGCAAGTGGTTTAAAAAACGGGACATATTCAATAAAATTAAGAAATGACTATATCATACCATCATCTAATAATTTCAGATGTATAGCGACAGCTAACAAGGACGTAATTAAAAAAGCTCAAGATGAAGCGATATATTATGTAACGGGGTTTGAAGAAAACAATACCCAAACCAAAGTTGTAAAGTTTCAAATAAATATAGAGGGTGGCAACACTTGGGACACTTATAGCATGGGAAATAATGTTTATTACGCACAGTCAAGATTTACTGTTTTACTAAATAAAGAAGGCGATACATACTCATATTATGCTTATGCTTTAGATGTTATCAATGATAAATACGTTGTTTATAAAATAGATGGCGAAGGGAATATTACTAATCCAAAATCAATTAATTTAACAGGAGATGTTGACTTTCAATCCAGTCAAGTTTTAGCAATAAATAATAATTTAGTATATGTGTCAATAGGAAATGCTACAAATTTAGAAACATCAATATATAAAGTTTCGAATAATAATTTAGTACTTGTAGAAACGACACCTTGGGCAGAAATGCCAGACGAAAGTTATTCTTCTGCTGATTATTATTTACAAAACATTAATAACAATGTCTTTGTAACAAAATACTATCCATCAACAAATGGCAAATATATATACCTTGGTATGATTATTGATACTACATTATATTATAAACAAGAAGGGCAAGGGACTGCTATATTAACCAAAAATTTTAATTTGTTTACGGTTTTTACCGAAACATATATCAAAAATCAATATAACCTTTATAGCATTTATATTAATAGTGATTTTAACAATCAAACAGCAGGCACTTACTTAAATAATTTATCGTTGGTTTATAACTCAAACAATTATAATGGGTTACCCTATGAAGCACTTAATTGTCTTGTTCCTAATAGTGGTATTCTTTATGATGATAATGACGATGTAATATTCGCCCGTAATTTGTATAATAAGACCGTTTCTGGGCAAACAACAACCAGCACAGTACAAATACCCAATACGCTACTAAATAACGACACAATAGCTCAAAATGACCTTATAGGGCAGACTAATGGGGTGCTTGTAAGCGATAATACACAATTTACTAAAAATATTTATGAAACAGTTGATCTAAACTTTTCAAATACGTTAATTATTAGAAATGATAATGACGAAAATAACAAAATATTAAACCCTATTGGAGCAAGTAGGCTAAACAATAGTGTTTCTCAAACAGTAGATTATGGTAACGCACAAGCTACTAAAATTAAAGTAAATTATAGTGATAATACAAATATAATAATTGAACTAAACCCAGCCGTTCAAGTAACACTTATAAATGATACACAAGCCACATATAGTTTTAATATTTATGTTCAAAAAGAAATAGATAATATACAGATAATAAGTCAAGACGAAAATACAGTTTATCAAACAATAAGTGGTCTAAATTTAACAATAGGAAAGACTTATAACATCACTCAAGATGTTGAAGTCTTGTAAGGAGGTAATATATGGCAGTACAAACAATAACTTATGATAATAAGGTAACATTAAACGAAAATAGTAGTATTGCAGACATAAACAAGTGTCAAGCAAGTGATATGAACGAAATAAAAGCCGTTGTCAATAATAATGCAAATTTAATGGGTGATGTTTCAACTTTAAACAACGGTGCTTCAAGTGTTGTTGGGGCTATTAATAACATTTGTGTTTTTCCTACTACTGCTGTAGCAGAACATGTTGTCGGTGTGACAACAGATGGACAAATAGCTTACGCAAGAACAGACATATTTACAAGTGGCTGGACAGTTGGTGGGCATACAGAAATAGATGCACCAATTACAAATTTTAAAGATTTTTTAAAATATGAGGCGCATGTTTCAAGACAAGATGGAAATTGGCAACAAATACCAGCGACTTATACCAACTATGGTATTAGTATATATGATTTAGCCGGTTGGGGATTTAGAATAGACGTTGCTAGTAATTATACCGGAACGTACGCAATTACTAAGTTATATATTACACGTTATTATACAAAAACAACAGATTAAGGAGGAATAAAAATGGAAGAATTGATAAACCTAATTACTAATAATGGCATTGGTGTTATATGTGTAGCTTTCTTAATATATTTTATAAATACCACCATGAAAGATAATAATAAAATATTAGATGATATACAAAAAACATTAGTAGCTATTAATGGCAATTTAACCACACTGTCAACTAGGGTTGATAAATTAGAAGATAAAATCGAAAAAAAGGAGGAATTATAATATGATTTCAATAACTAAAACAGATACTATAAAAGAAACAAAAGAAGGGAAAATATTTACAGGTGAATTAAGAGGACTTTCTGCTGATACTAAACCTACTGAAATAAACGGTCAAACAATAGGCAATGGTAGTTGTTTTATTGAAATGGATACAGGTAAAATATACTTCTTTGACGCTGAAAGTGAAACATGGAAGGAGTTTTAATATGGATATAACAAGTTATGTACTTGGAAAAGCAGCCGGTGGTGGAGGCACTCCCAACTTACAAGCCAAAGATGTTGAAATAACCGAAAATGGCAACACCAATGTAAGTGCCGATACGGGCTATGATGGACTTAGTAATGTTGGAATAACTACTAATGTTCAACCAGATTTAGAAAGTAAAAGTGTAACGATAACAACCAATACTACAACCACAGTAACTCCTACAACTGGTAAAGATGGTTTGAGTAGCGTTGAAGTTATAACCAATGTACCCGGTATAGTACCAACAGGAACAATAAATATAACTTCAAATAATATTTATGATGTCACCAATTATGCTAGTGCCAATGTAAACGTCGAAGCAGATATGAGTGAGTATTTTAACACAACTATAACATCAAATACTGATTATTCAGATACAACCGGTGTAGCACAAATTATAAAAAAAATACCAGAAATTACAATAGCAAATAATGTAAGTAGTTTACATCAAATGTTTGTAAATTGGATAGGACTTGGTGGCACAGTAAAATTAAAAGGTGGCAATATAACAAGAATGACTGGTACTTTTAGTGGTTGTAACAACATTTTGTCTATTGATTTAAGCGAGCTTAATTTTGGTAACATTGTTAGTGACGGACTGCAAATGGCTTTTATGAATTGTAATAAAGTCACACAAATTTCAGGAATTTCAAATTTAACAACGACAAATGTAACAAATCTTCAAGGTACTTTTAGCAATTGTAAAGCTTTAACTAGCTTGGATTTAAGCAATTGGAACACGGATAAGGTTACTACTATGCAAACAACTTTTTCGGGTTGTTCAAATTTAGCGTCGTTAAATTTAAGCGGCTGGACAACAACTAGAACTACAAATACTAATAGCATGTTTGCTGCTTGTGGAAGTTTACAACATTTAGATATAAGAAACTTTACTTTTTCTGGTATTTCTAATTATACTAATATGTTTGGAGTGGGGACAACGAGCAACCCTTATGTTCCGGCTGACTGTGAAATTATAGTTAAAGACGCAACAGAAAAAACATGGTTGAATACTAATTTTAGCCGTTTAACCAATGTTAAAACAGTAGCAGAATACGAGGCATAATATGGCAAAAGTATTAAGTAATTTAAGAATAACACAACACTATGGCAATAATGGACATACAGGAGTTGATTTGGGGGCTACTAGTGACCGAAAAGTCTTTGCTAATGCAGATGGTACAGTAGAACAAATACAAACAGGAATACCTAACGATAAAGGTTCTAGTGGCATGAGATCTTATGGTAATATGATTTTAATTAAACATCCTAACGGCATGAAAACACGTTATGCTCATTTACAGACAGTTTTAGTAAGTAAAGGGCAATCTGTTAAAGCTGGTCAACAAATTGGAGTTCAAGGCAACACAGGAAATAGTTATGGTGTTCACTTACATTATGAAGTATATAATTCAAATGGAACACGAACTAACCCAGAGCCGTATATAGAAAAGCCAGTTTATCAATCAAGTACACCAGTTGGCTATACAGGAGATATAATTTATCAATCTTATGACAATGTTCGTAAAGCATGGTGTCCAGAGGTAAAAAACGATAAAGATGATGCAGGCAATCTGGGGCATCCTTTAGGGGGTTTTAGAGCTAAAGCTGATAAAGCGACAATCTATATGCAAGCCCACGTTAAAGGCGGAGAATGGCTGTCTACAATCAATTCTAGCACCTATTCAAGAAATAGTAATAATGGTAACAGTTATTCTGGTTGGATAGGCAAGGAAATTGACGGTATAAAAGTATGGGCATCTCAAGGATATGTTAGTTACCGAGTACATATTAAAGGCGGTAATTGGCTACCATGGGTAAATAAAGCCGATAATACACCTCAAGGATATGCTGGCATATATGGTCAAGCCATAGATTTGTTACAAATGAAATAGCACGAAAAAAACGTGCTTTTTTTACGACCATTTTACGACCACGTTTTGCAAATGTTTGAAATTTTAGAGAAAATCAATAACACATTTTCCTTTATTTTTCAACGATTTCAAAAAAGACAAAACCCCAAAAAATATGGATAGCAATACCCTTCACCCGCACCAAATGAAAATAACCGTTGAATTTCAACGGTTTTTATTTTTTTACGACACATTTACGACCTTATTTTAACGTATTTAGTAAATTTACTGTCTTTGATTTTTCCTCTGGGAACATGTGATAATAGGTATTTTGTACCATTTCTATTGTATCGCCAAGACGTTCGGCAACGTCTCTAAAATCACAACCTAAATACACTAATAAAGAAACGTGGGAGTGTCTAAAGCCATGTAGAGTTATTTTTTTAACATTGGCTTTTTTTATGTATAAATTTAAATATCTAGCTATTGTTGTACTTGGTAAATATTTCATACCACCAAAGATAAACCAATTTTCATTAAAATCTATTGTTGCTTTTTCGCTGTTATAATGGTCTTTTAACAGGTTTAATAAGTTGTTTGGTATATCTACTGTCCTGATTGAATTTTGCGTCTTAGGGGACGTTATAAGGTGTTTACCAGTGCCAGTTTTAGTTGTTAGTGTTTTATTAATATTAATTTGTTTTTTGTTAAAATCAATATCAGTCCAATTTAAAGCCGTGGCTTCACCAATACGACAACCAGTATAATATAAAAAATTAAATAAAACATAATATAGTTTATTATCTACAACATTAATAAACTTTTTAAATTCTTCCAAAGTCCAATAATTGTTTAATGCCTTATTTTTTATTGGTGCTTCATTTTTTATCGGTTGCAATAATGATATTACTTGCGAGCTAATATTATAATTGTGTTTTCCATATAGCAAAATACTTTTTAATCTTTTTATGATCTTGTTTTTATATCTAATTGATAATTTTTTATTTTCAAGCTCATTTAACCAATTATAAATCACAATTTTATTAAAATGTTTTAATTTTATATCGTGTAATGGTGCTAAAATGTTTTTTTGTGAATTTACTTTTAATTGATAATAAGTGGCTGTTTTAATTGTTTTCTTTTTTGTTTCTAGCCACTCATAATATAAATCATCAAACGTCATAACATTTTCATCAAAAGCTCCCATTTTAGATTTTCTTATAAAATCAATTTCAGCTTCTTTTGCATCTTCTTGTGTAGGAAACATTTTTGATTTATACCTTTTTTTATTTCCGCTTATATCTTCGTAAGTACATCTAAAATACCAATGTCTTTTGTCTTTCGTCCATTTTTTTCTATCTGGCTCGTTATATACAGGCATATTTACACCACCTTATAAAATTACTACCTCAAAGGGTAGTATTATTTTTTTAATTTATTTATCATAGATATTAATTTATCTCTATCCCAAAGTAGAACTCCTGTGCTTTTAGCTTGTTCTATTGCGTGATGAGAAAAATAACTATTAGTAACAACAACGCCAACGTGACAGTTGTAATGTTGCTTTCCACTAAAGGCTTCTTGGACACATTTATTGCTTAATTGTCCTTGGTAGTTTTTGCATTGTATTGCATATTTTACATTATCTTTTTCTGCGATAACATCTACACCAAAATCGCCACTAGCCGGAGTTTTAGTTACGTTTTTATAACCTAGGCGTTCTAACAAGTCTTTTATATATTCTTCAAATTCTAAACCGCTTATTTCATCCACATATTCTATGTTATCTTTTCCTATTTTACTTCTAAACTCATTAATTTTAGCCGTTATTCTATCTTTATCATTTAATAATGCTTGATTTTTAGAAGTAAGCTCATTTATGCTGTTTGATAGTTGTGTTTTTTCGTTTTTTAATCTTGTAATATCGTCTTGTATCATTTTTCTTTCTTTAATCATTGCTTCATATTCTTTTTTTGCACTATAAATTTTATTTTCTATAAAAACGCTTCGTGATAAAAACATTAACAATATACCAACTATAAAAAACAGAAAAAAGCAAATAACATTTATTATATATGGCGTTTCTGAATCATCAGCCAAAAAAACAAAGGAAATAATGGCGAGGGCAACCCCACCTATAAACATAATTTCATTTTTATTGTTTTTCATTATAACCACTCCCAATGCTTTCTAGTAAAGATTTTACATATTTGTCAGCTTCGTCTTCTAAACCTTCAATTTTAAATTCTAACAATTCTTTGTCTAAATGTTTTAACTCCAAGTGTGCAAGTTCGTGTAAAATGGTCTTTTTTTGTTTATAATATGATATAAATTCGTTAATGACAACGTAGTAATAATTTTTATAACCGAAAATAAAGCCATATACACGTCTAGGAAGCTCTTTTTTGATTAAGACAGTATTGTTATACCTTAAATAGTTTTCTTGCGTAATTTCGCCGTTTAATAAAGAAATAAGCACAATACACATCTCCCTTCTATTTTAAGCACGGATACTGCGTTGTGCTTATTCACTATCTACGTCTTTTTTTATTGCGTTTATAACATTTAAAATAGTCCTTTTTTCGCTATCTGTTAAATCTTTAGTTTTACTAAATAAAACCTTTTCTAGTTCATTATTATAAGGCTCTTCTATTTTTTCAAATTCGCTTTTCCCTAAAAGATAATCAGAGGAAACATCAAAAATATCACAAAGTTTGTTTATTGTTTCGTCTGTTAAAGGAACAATGTTGTTTTCATATTTAGAAATAGCAGCTTTTTGAACGTTTAACATTTTTCCTAATTTTTCTTGTGTAATGTCGTCGCGTTCTCTCAATTGTCTTATTCTATTCATGGTTTCCTCCTTTTCTACGGCTTATTATAATGTTTCTTTTTAAGAAATTAAACCCATTTTTCCTAATTAGAAACATTTTTTTACACTTTTTTGTCAAAATATCTTGACAAGATACGGAAAAGTGGTATAATTGAAGTATCTTAACAAGATATCGGAGGAGGTGTAACATGATCCAAGGGTTAAAAGAAATGAGAAAATCAAAAAAAATTAGTGGTTATGAGCTTGCGAAAGCTTTAGGATTTAAAAGCCCAGCCACTTATTATAAAAAAGAAAAAGGCGAGTTGCCATTAACATATAAAGAAATGAAAAAAATAGCAGAGTATCTTAATGAGCCTGCAGTTGATATTTTTTTTAAAGAAACGGTATCTTAATAAGAAACCACAAAGGAAGAAGGTGAAGACTTGGCAAAATACTGTAAAAGTAAAGCAAGCGAACAATTACAAGCCATGGCTAGTCAATGGGCAGATACCAATACAATTTGCATAATTGGAAGTATTGGAAAAAATAAGGCCATTGAAATAAGGCAAGAAATAGAAGAACAAATAAAAGCTGAAGGTTACCGCTTGCCAAGGCAAAAAATAGTTCCAATGCGATATGTCATTGACTATTTCAATATTGATATTAATTATTTAAAAAAATTAGCAAAATTAGAAGAATTGGGGTAATAAAAAATGTTAAAAGATAAAACTACATGGGGTTTAATAATTATGATTTTAATTATTGCTTTAATAGGAGGGTTACAGTAAGGAAGTTAAAAGTTTTGAGTATTGGTAAAGCCACCAGATTGATAATTGATATAAATTTTCTTTAATCTTTTATTCTAATCCTTTCAAGAGTTTTTTAAAATTTCTTAGACAATACCCTATTTTTAACATATTTTTGTTTTATCTGGTGGCACTACCAGTACTTGAAACTAGAAAGTGAGAGTGAGAATGAAAAAAAATTTTTTATTAAGCAAAGACCAAGCAGAAGTAATAAATGCTCTTACTGACGAACAAGCTGGACAACTATTTAAAGGGATTTATAATTATGTAACTATTGGCGAAAGTGGTTTAAAAGGAATGATGGAAGCGATATTTATTCCTATCAAAAAAGAGATTGACAACAACGAAGAAAGATATAAAGAAATATGTGAAAAAAGAAAAGACGCGGTCAATAAAAGGTGGGAAAAACAACAAAAAACAACTAAAAAAATACAAAACGATACAAATGTATACAAATGTATACAAAAGAATACTGATACGCGTCATATATCATATATCACTAATCATATATCATTAATTAAAGATATTATTAATTATTTAAATAATAAAACTAATAGTAAATATAAATATAATACTAAAGCAACTCAAAACAGAATTGTGGCACGATTGAACGAGGGTTACAAGCTCGACGACTTCATAGCTGTTATAGACAAAAAGTATAACGAATGGCACGGTACTGAATTTGAGATGTATTTACGACCAGAGACTTTGTTTGGAACAAAGTTTGAAAGTTATTTGAATCAACCAACCAAAACGATTGAACAAAAGCCTGATTGGTATGGAATGGAAATTGAAGAAGAACCAATGACAGAAGAAGAACAAAAAAGATTTGATGAGTTATTAAGTAGAGGTACATAACATGAAAATTAAAGATTTTAATAAGTTACTCAAAGAAAAGACACCAAAGGAAATTATCGCAATGCATACGCATAATAAAATTTATTTAACAGAAAAGCAACTTGAAAAGCTATTTGAACTAAGGGGCAAGAACTATTGGAAATGGAAACATTAGAAAGAGGGTTTTAGAAATGGAAAAAACAATGTTTGAAAAATTAAGTGGTCTAAATGTTAATGATCACACAGAAAATAAAAATGGGTTGACGTATTTAAGTTGGACGTGGGCATGGAGTGAAATCAAAAAACAATATCCTGACGCGAATTATGTGATAAAAAAATTCGGTGAAAATAATTTACCGTACGTTTATGACGAGAACACAGGGTACATGGTGTTTACTGAAGTGACTATTGAAAATCAAACATACGAAATGTGGCTACCAGTTATGGACGGGAATAACAAGGCGATGTTAAACCAACCATACACTTACAAAGTTAAAGAGTACAAAGATGGTAGATGGACAGGCGGATACGTTGAAAAAGGCGTTGAACGTGCAACCATGTTTGATATTAACAAGACTATCATGAGATGTTTGGTTAAAAATATTGCCATGTTTGGTTTAGGTATTTACATCTATGCTGGTGAAGATATGCCGGAGGGTTACGAAATGAGTAAAGAAGAAGCTGAAAAAATTGTTGTTGGATTTGGTAAATATGCTGGTAAGACCTTGAAAGAGATTTTAGATCAAGATAAAAACTATTTACTTTGGTTATTAGGTGCAGAGCAGACTAAGCAAAGTATGAAAGACGCAATCGCTAAAATGGTCAACTTACCATCACCAGAAGAACAACAAGAAACATTAGAGCTAATGGCAAAGTTAAATGACTTGTTTGAAACAACAGGAATTGAAAGAGAAAAACTTTATAAACATTACAAAGTCGAAAGTAACGACCAAATGACACTTGAACAACTAAAAGACGCAATCTCAAAATTAGAAAAAAAGGTGGTTAAAGAATGACATTAAAAGAATTATACGAAAAAGGCAAGGATGCGGTTTATGACGTACTAGAGATATATTTACACGAAAATCCTGAATACAGAGCAATATATAGCTTTGAAGATTATTTGCAAGAAGATATAATAACTTGCCCCAGATGTGGTGAAATAAATAAACGTGACGATATGAGTTATCATGTATGGGACACAGGTAATCTTGAAGAGCTTATATGCGAAAGCTGTAGAAATGATGAGGTGATGTAATGCTAGTATATGATTTGTTGGCGATACTGCTGATTTTAGTAATAGTACTAACTACAATCACAATAATCATTCAACTTAGAGAACTTATAAAAGCAATAAAAAGCGATAAATTTATAGATGAATTGGAGGATATGACTAATGAATAAAGTGATGTTAATAGGCCATCTAGTTACAAAACCAGAACTAAAGCAAACGGCAAATGGTATATCAACAACAAGATTTAGTGTGGCAGTAAATAGACCATTTACTGGAATAGATGGAAAACGCGAAGTTGATTTTATCCCTGTTAGAGTATGGAGAAAGCAAGCAGAAAATATATGCCAATATTTAGACAAAGGTAGATTAATAAGTGTAGAAGGAAGATTGCAGACTGACAGTTATACGGATAAAAACGGTAATAAACAATACACATGGGAAATAGTAGCTAATGACGTACAGTTTTTAGATAAAACAAATAAACAAGAACCAGTAAAAGAAGAAAAAGACGAAAATGAGCAAGTTGATATTTTTAAAGCATTTGCTGACGGAGTTGAAGATAATTTTTTAGACTAATGAGGTGGTCAAAATAGATTTATTTAACGATATTCAAGATTTAACAAATAAACTAGACACTTCCATAAAGCAAATGGCAGAGTATGGTAAAGAGCTAGCAGAGTGTGAACGCGATTATAAAATCACATTAAGGCAAGAAGCATTAAAGTTGCGAGCAGAAAAAGGGATGCCGGTGACACTTATACAACAAGTCGTCTATGGCGTTCCAGAAGTTGCCGAAAAAAGATTTAAACGCGATGTGGCGGAAAGCAAGCGTGACACTTCAAGAGAATATATAAACACTTTAAAACTCCAAATAAGAACTTTAAGCGAGCAATTATCGAGAGAGTGGGGAAATGCCAAGTAAAGCAGAGAAAAAGGTATATGAAGATACGTTAGAATTGTTTAATGGTTGCTGTGCTATATGTGGCAACCCTAACGTAGCCATGCACCACATAGTTTACGGAAATTTAAGAGGTGGCAGAAAAACTTATATGGGTAACGTAATACCGTTATGCAAAAAACATCATGATTTAGTACATACGAACAAAAGAAAATATATGCCTATGCTTATTGAAATAATAAACGAGGCAATGAAAAGAGGCTAATATGGGTAAATTTATATATGCGATTTATAAAGACGATGTATTTATTGATTTGGGGACTAGGGAAGAACTGGCAAAAAGGATGAACGTGTCGCCAAGATACATAAATCATTTACACGCACCGTCAAACTTAAAAAAACTAGAGAATAAATCAAGATATAATGGCGGGCATTTATTAGCAATAAAAATTGGTGAAGTGGGGGACGAGTTGGAAGAAGCAGAAAAAAATCGTAGCATGAAAAGAGGCTAAATATGAAAATGTTACAAGGCTTTGATGTATCACAAATTAAAATGATAGAAGACGAACAAAAGAAAACGGAAAATTTAGTGCCTATTATACGATACTGCAAAATATGTGGAGCTTCCAATTATGTAACAAAAAGGGCAGCAGTTAAACCTTGCAAAGTATGTGGCAACCCAATTTTCCATGATGAAAGAACTGAGTTTAAATATAAATTAGGCAAGAGGCTTAAAAAATGAGAATAAGCGAAGCACAGTATCAACAAATGTTAAATAATAAACTTGCAAAAAAATCTAAATATGGAAATAAAAAGGTAGTATTTAATGGAATTAAATTTGATAGTGCGAAAGAGCGTAATTATTATTTAAAGTTTCAATTAATGGAACAAGCAGGCATTATTAAAGATTTAGAATTACAGAAAAAGTTTATATTACAAAAGGGATATACCATTAATGATAAAAAACGCCGTGAAATTAGTTATAAAGCCGATTTCTGCTACGTTACAACAAAAGACGACAAATACCACGTTATAGATGTAAAAGGCTTTAGGACGGACGTTTATAAGTTAAAAAAGAAATTGTTTGAATATAAATATGGAATCGAAATTGAGGAGTTATAAATGGAAAAAGAAATATTACAAGTAATGACTAAATTTTATGTAGAAAGTCTTAATTATTACGGTAGGGCTGTTGCCGTGGCGAAATTGGGGTTAAGGTTAGATCATTATGGACAAATACTTTGATTATTGGTTGCCTATTTATAAAAAACAATATTTCAAATATAAGTTAACTGGTGATTATGAAGCGATAATAGATTTAATTGATAACGTGTGGCGAAATTGGAATTTAACAATCAAAGAAAAAAGAAAAATCATTTGTGAAATAAAAGGAGCTAAAAAATGAACAACAAAATAGTAATTGTAATTTTATTATTAATGGTATTATTCGAAGGTTTATGTATAAGCATGTCAATAGACATCATAAAC